GGTTGTACCGGCTGCAAATTGTCCTTCTATATTCCATGCAGCTGTTGCTTCTGGTTTAGTAAACTTCCAAGACACTCCTGATTTATCAGCTGAACCTGAATTTAAATCATCTGCGTATTTACCTATACCTCCATCCCAATATGCACTAACTGGATAGCACTCTATTGAATGTGATACTGGTGTTTCATAAGCAGAAGCTATAAACATTTCAATACTAGCTGTCCAGTCGTTGCTTCCTACTTTATTAGTAAGTACATCTGTTACTTCACTATCTTTAAAATGAATTAATGTTCTAGAGGTTTGACCAATTTCCTGTATTGGGTAACCACCTATTTCTAACATCTCATCATAACCGGCGTTGCCTGTTGTTACTTCTGTAAAGATAAAGCTATCTTTGTCGGGAAAAATTTTATATACTGCCATTCTATAATGTTGTTACTCTACCTTTAATATCAACCTCTGGGAATTTTATTTCAAATATACAAGGATCATATGAAGGGTATACTATGTTATTTTTTGTAGCACCAACTATGTCGTATCCGTAAGTAGTATAGTTACCATCATTAGATGTTAAATTGACTATCTCAACTTTCTGTATAGTCTGTGTTCCTTTAATTTTGTCTAAAAGGGTATATATTTCTGATAGATTTATAGGTTGGTTTATACTTCTTTTATCTACTCTAAAGTACTCCTGTATGGCTACGTTACATTGTAATAGTACATCTCTACTAGCAAAGTTAGGTCTAACTATTACTTCATAATTAACTCCAATGTTAACTACAAATGCATCTTTAATATTGATACTATCAGTAAGTAGCATAAATTCAGCTAGGTAAGTTTTAAGGTTAGTTTTTAATGTTGCTGAAGCAGAAGATAACTTCTTTTCATTATTGTAGCCCAGCACGTATAAGGATAGTGCTAAAGGGTTATTATCTACTATATTATTCTGTTTACTACTATTAGTAAGCTGATCCTGTATAACATATGCTTTCGCTACGCTTCCATATTTAGCAGGAAGTGATAGTGCTCTTACTGTGTAATCTTGTAAGGTTACTACTCTATTCTGACTATTAAAAGATCTTAGTGAATTTTCTCTAAGCTCTTCTACACTATCTCCATCTCTACCGCCAGTTGCTGGTTTAGGGTTATTAACAGATACAGAACTGATGTTAGTTCCGGCTATCTGTAGTATATTTGTGATAGTGTTAGCTGGCACATTAGATTCTATTCCTCCACCAACTAGGTACTCTATATTAAGATTCGAAGTAGGAGCTGATCCATATGACTTACTATATGTAAAGTTTGAAGGATCATATGCTGTTGTAAGTGAACCAGTGCCGTTATAGTTTGATGAACCTTGATTAGTTGAATTACCTATAGTAGAAGCGTCAGGAAGTATTGTTGTATCATCGCTAGATAAAGTTCCTGCTCCAAACTGTAGGTCTAAGTCACCATTTGATTTGAATCTTGATACAAACCTATAAGGGACTTTACGTAAGTTCATTACATAAGGTACGGCGTTGGAGTCTCCAGAAGTGTTAGCTTCATCTAAGAAGACTGTGTCTTGTCCTAAAAATGGAACTTCTGTCCATGTTTTATTATCAGAACCAGTAACATTAAGTACACCTATTATATTTGTGTCTGATAGAGTTATGGTTTTAAATTTTTCTGATTTAGTTATAGCAGCAGTTTTAGTTTTAACTTTTCCAGAAAATGCTTTTACTCTCTTAGTTAATTTAAATTCTGTTGGATTATTGTCGCTATCTACTTTGTTTATAAGTACATCTGTAGGGTTATAAGAACTACTAAATGAAAAGTCTACCGGGCTATCTATAAGAAAGTCTGTTTTAGAACTGTCTACCGACTGTACTATTGTATTAGCATTTACTTGAGGAGCTAATGACCAGTTAGGTTGAATATCTCCAGAGCCGGATGCTGCTATAATGACGCTCAATTCTAGTTCAACTTCTGATACTCCGGTTATCTTAGGTTGGTAGCCCATCATATATGCCAGGTTAAAGAGATTTTTAGGGTCTTTAGCGTGAGTAAGGAATGTTTCTTGTAGCTGAGAATCTTGATAAAAGGATAATACGTCTCCAACGTAAGAAGCCATTTCTATAAACATCATTCCTGGTGAAGAAGGGGCAAAGTCATTATAACTATCTGGAAAGTAATTTTTAGTATACTCTATTAATTGTTCTCTAAAGTCAGAAAACTCTCTATTGTTATATTTTATGTCTCTTAGTTCTGCCATTACTCTATGTTTATTAGTACTTCGTCTTGAATATTTGCATCTTTTATAGCATATCTCATGAATAAAGATACTATGTGAGTATCAGGGTCTGAGAATAATTCTAATTTAGTTGGTATTACTCTAGGAAAAAATGTCTTTAAGTCGTTTTTTACTATCGTTTTTATTTCTTCTAAAGCGTTTTGGCTAATATTTTCAAATAGTAACTCTCTAATACTGCTTCCAAAAGTTGGATTAAGCATTCTTTCGCCTTTATTAGTAAGAAAGTAATTAATAAGATTGATCTTTAAAGCATCTTTCGTTTGATAAGTAGAATTAAATACGGCTTGACCTGAGAATGGTAGGTCTAATCCGACTGCCTTTCTAGGTTGCCTGTCTAACGGGTTTATCTTTTTAACATCTAATGCCATTAACCTAATCTATTCTTATCTTTTTCTAGTGACTTATCGTATATAGCTTTTGCTTTACCGACGAAGTCTAGTTTACTTATATCTATACCGGGCATAGGTCCTGAGCTTTCTGTTAATCCCATGCTAGTAGCTACATTAGAAGCAAAGTTTGGTTTTTTAACCATCGAAGAATCAGCGTTAACTACATTTTTATAGTCTTCGCCGGTCATTTCTTCTTTAGTCATACTTAACATTTCTTCTAAAGGAACTGTCCCAGGATTCATTCTACCTGTTGACCATGTTCTTTTAAGATCTTTTTGCTTTACTGCTTTGTATTCTTGTGTTGATGGTGCACTTGCTGCTTTGACAGCTTCGTTTAGCATCTCTTGTAACTCATCCTTCACGGCAGATCTTACCTCTTCACGGATGATTTTTCTTAGTTGATCTAGTTTCATATTAATAAATAGTATGTTTATGGAAGTTGATTATTAATTCTAAATTTTAATTCATTTACCAGTACTTCTGTACTGCTTGAAAAGCTTAAAGGGCCTTTCAACATAGTAACACCTCTAGCATCTACAGCAATAGCTTTTCTTCTAGGCGCTACAGCAGGTGAATTAGGGTCTGTGATAATTTTTATCGTATATGTGGCTCCTGAATTAGACGTATATTTAAGGTCTGCATCTGATGTTTTGGTTGGGGTTCCTTGGAACGACTTTAATAGGTCTTGTCTTTCTTCAAAAGTTAGGTCAGGATTTAAAGCACATCCATCTAATAGACCTCTTACTGTACTTATCTTATCTACTACAGGGTCAAAAGTTCTTTTAGCTCCTCTTACTGCATCTCTAACTACTTTAGCATCGTCTTCTAAAGTGTTTACGGTTTTTCTTATCCATACTAATAAATTAGCTTGAGCTTGTATAAGACCTTGAGGAAAAGAGAATACTAATCCAACCATACCTGGTCCACCTATAGAAGTAGGAATACCGAGATGAGCTAGTAAGTCTGCTGCTACTTTACCAGCCTTAGTGGCTAGTTTAAGTTTATTAGCAACTTCGTTATACTTATCCATCTTTACCATAGTTTTAGAAGTAAGAGCTTCTACCTTGTTTACTTTATTAACACGTACCTCTAACTCTGGTGCATCTGGGCAATTATTAGTTACTATGTCGTCGATAATTCTATCTAATTCAGCGTTAGCGTATCCTTTAGCAACCTGTTTAAGTTGCTCTAATGCTACAGCTGTATGACCGCCGATATTACTTTTAAAGTCTTTGAGTAGTGAGTGTGGCATTATTCTACGAATACTTTTTTAGATTTAATAGAAGATGTCTTACCGAGTGGATTTATTCTAGCTCTTAATCTCGCAGAAATCTGAAAAAGTGCTATTCCTGCTGCCATTGTCTGGGGTACTGGTCCTCCTGTTACAGAAGTAGCTTTTGATAATTGGGTACCTATTTCTTTTAATTCGTCGAATAAGTCACCAAGAAGTCTTTCTAACTGATCACCTAATATTACAGGTTGAGGTAATCCTTCTGTCATCTCTTTATTTTTAGGTGCTTTACCTAAGTATATTTTTTCAGCGTCTAGTCCTATATAGTCCTTTCCGTCTAGATTTATATCGAGTCCGGTAGCGGTTATTGACCGTCTAGAAGATAGTAATATGTCGTCTAGTTTTGAATTAAATATAAGTCTGTTAGAGTTAAGTATTATTTGGGCTCCTTTATATTCTGATGCTATAGTTGCTTTCTTTTTAGCTGATTCGTTTTTAGTTCTTGCTTGTGTTATATCAACCTTATGGTCAGATGTAAGGAATATACTAGAAGCGTCTCCGTTTATACTTTCGTATGTATGTAGAGATTTATTATAAGAAGGGAATTTACCGTTACTTATTAGAGTGAAAGGAAAGTTATTATTCTCTTCTGTAGTTATATCGTTATATGTTCCAGAGTGGCCACCGAATCTTATAGAGTTTCCATATCTACCTTGTATAATATGATCACCGTGGTTAGGGTATAAACTCGGTACATCTTGTCTTTCTTTAAAACTGTATCCTAGGTCTACATCATAGTTGGCAGCTCCTTCAGCATATGGGGTAGCATTATGATGAGCACTGTTCCAAGTTGAATAAATGAACGTATAGTAATTTTTAACTTCTTTATCCGATCTAGTACTATTATCTTTAGGACCTTCTAATATAAGAACTATTTCATTTTTAAGGGGATATTTTCTAGAGAAAGCGTCTAGTGGATAAGCTGGGAATAGATTAGCTGGTATTTCATTAAAAGAATCAGAACCTACTATATTATACCTAATAGCACCAATAGATTGTGATTTACCGAGAAGATCATAATCGGGGTGGTTTTCATCTAGAACAACATCATAGACTCTAGCTAGTACTATACCTGATGATAGTCCTGCGTTAGAGGAGCCTCTATTTTCAATATGTCCTAAACTTTTACTTTGCATCTATATCTTTACCTTCTTCTGGTGTTTCTACTTCTTCTACCTCTTGATTCAATGCTTCCTGTTCTTCTAGTAAGTCTTGTAAATCAGAAAAATCAAACTCTCCATCGTCTCCTTTAGCTTGCGCTGTTTCTATACGTTGTATAATCGTCGCTAGTTTAATTAAAGCTTCATCATTCTTTACTCCTATCTCCATGTACTCTTTTATCATAGGAACGATGAGTGTTGCGTCTCCTATATTCTCTATAAGAGGTTTTAACTCTCCAATTAGCCCTTTAACTTGTCCTTTTGTCTCTTTCGAGTTGTCGTAGATTTCACCAAAGAGGTCAGATAGTGTTTTACCGCTAAAAATTTCTTTATCTAAGCTCATAGTATTTTATTATAAATATCACTGAGGATACTATTGAGCCTTAGTTAAGTAACCTAAGTCGTAAAGTTGTTGGTATTTAGCTTTAAAGTCTTCCTTGAGAACGGTAACTACTTTTGTTAATTTAGGTGTATCGCAATCTGTCATCTCTCTAATATATATGTATAGAGCTTTCTTTTTGAATATATCTAAATCGTTTCTAGTTTTGAATATAGTTAAAACAGCATCTGCTATCTTTTTATCTTCATTTTTAATAAACATTTCATCTAAATCTTCATAACATTCACAAACCCATTCGTCTATAAACTTAGAAAGTGTTTTAGCTGATGGAGAATGCATTCCAGGTTCATCATCGTAGGATTCTTCTATGTCTTGAAAGTTTCCTATCTTCTTTAGCTTCTTATAGTTCTTGTTATTGTAGTTGATTAACCATCTTTTAACTATCGTACCGAAGTAAGAGTAAGCTTTAGCACCATTAGTAGGGTCAAACTTCATTATCTTGTCTTCTAGTAGGACAGACACTAGTTCGTGTTTCAAATCCTCTATTTTATCTACATCTGTGTAGTAAAACTTGAACGTATGTATAATGTTTTCGGATAATTTGTAAAAAGGTAAGTATATATGATCTGTAAATATCTTATTTCTGTATTCCTGATCAGTAGATTCGTTATACTTTACTATGTAGTCTTCTGTTTCTTTTGTGAAGTAATTAGCTTTCGCTCGTTTCCTTGCCATAATTTTGGGGGAGCATATAATCGTTTAGTTGCTCCTGAACTTCTTTCATTTGGTTAAAAAATTCACCAACTTCATCATCTGACTGAAAGACCCCCTTGTCATCGAGATTTTGTAAGTGTTGCTTTGATTGGCCTATGATATTAGAGATGTTCTGAAGATATTTTACTTGATCTTGTGTAACGTCTTCGTACTGCTCTGTTTTTACCAGTAGGTTTCTTATAATGTATGAACTTATAACCAGTAAAGCAACTAAGATACCGATTATTATGTAGAAAAGTGTAGGATTTATTGTCATT